TCAAAGGAGATAACGCGCACCATCACCAAGCACGACACGCTGAGAGTGACACAACGCGACACAATCCGCCAAATCAAGCTGCACCGCGACAGCATCGTCATCCGCGATAGCATCTACACAGAGGGCACAACTATCATCAAAGAGCGATGGCGCGAGCGTTGGCACATTC